AGGAGGATTAGGGTGGCTCATTTGATAAGTAACATACCATTTTTTAAATGTTGGATTAGGAAAGAATTTACAAACGGACATCAAGACTATCATGGAGAATATATACATGGACTTGCCATTGCGGTCACAACAATGCCAGACCGATGCCTCAGCTTTCAAATTGTCTTTACGGGCTGTGAGGCGGATGATGGAAGCCAAGAAAACATCCACGGAGGAGCAATGTGGGCAAGAATGCCAATCACAGCTCTCATCGGAGATATCGAACTTGAAGAGTGGCCCGACAGAATGCCAACTCACTTGGCACAACCTTGGGATTGCCCCTCGCACAATCACTCAATTGTATCGTTCAACCGCTGTAAACCATCTCCTTGGATATGTAAAATTGACGGAGACTTTTATTCCTCAAGATACTTGTTCACAGTGGACTACACCGAAAGTGAAGTCGCTGACGATCCAGCCCAGCACAAACAGAGTCATGTTATGGTGCTGACAGAAGGACAGTGGAAAGGTAATGTCGTAGCATTACCAAATAATAGAGTTAGAGTTACAAGCCCAGCTTACTGGGTTACTGGTGAGGGAGCGCCGGACTTTAAACCAAGCCAATGGATACATTGTGCGGAGCAAGACGATAGTTATATGGATCCAGAGGTAACATTTGACAATTTATATAAAGATAAGGGGTAAAATTATGCCGTTATTACTACAAAAGAAAAGAAAACACGGAGGTACAACAACAGAAAAACTTGGGGAAAGTAGCTCAAAAACTAAGAAAGTTAAATTTAAAGCGGATCCAAAAAGATCTACTTATGCTGATGAACAATCCACTAAAAAGAAAGCAGGAGGCAAAGTTGCAATGAAAAAGAAAATGATGATGGCTGGCGGAGGCATGATGAAAAAAGGCTATAAGTCAGGCGGCAAATTAAAGATGGTTGAAAAAGACGGCAAGATGGTTCCGTTTTATGCGGCTGATGGCAAAGGCAAGATGAAAGAAGGCGGTGCCGTAGGCAAAAAACAACAATCAGAAAAACAAAGAAAAGAGCAAAAAAAGGCTAAAGCAGAAAAAGGGAGAGGTTTTCAAAAAAGATCTCAGGCAAAAGATTTAGCTAGATTTAAAGAAGAGAAAGCCTCTGGTGTTGGAAGAGCAAGAGGCCGCATAGGTAGCGGCGGAGGCGGCGGAGGCGGCATGGGAGCCAGAATGATGGACGAAGTTGCTGGTGGAAGACGCTTAGGAAGATTGAGATTAGCTGGTGGCGGTATGACTAAAAAGGGCTATGCCAGTGGCGGTATGATGAAAAAAGGTTATGCCAGCGGAGGAAGAGTATCTGCTAGAGGTGACGGCATAGCTAGAAAGGGCAAAACCAAAGGTAGGATAATTTAACTATGAGCGCTGAGGCTATCAACCAGCTTTACATAGACACTTATGGAAGACCAGCTTCTCAAGCCGAAATAGATTACCACGCTAATCGTTTTGGGGATGAATTAGACCCAATAGAAAGTCAGGCTCTGAAAAGTGAAATGACCTCTGTTGAGGGTTACACTCCTCCACAAACAACGGCGGAGGCGGGTGACGATGGGACTCCACCCTCCCAACCTCCAGACGCACCCGCTGAAGCCTCTCAACAAAAAGCCGCATCAGAAACACGGCGTAGGCCTTTAGGCCAATTTGCGTATGAGGAGTACGAGGTTCCAATAGATCCAAATTCTCCACAAAATAAATTTAAATCTCAGCTAGATGATATATACAAGAAAACTTACAACAGACCAGCCACGGATGAGGAGGTTTCGTATTATCAAAATGTCTATGGAGGGGATTTAGATGATATAGAGAGAAAAGATTTGTTTGGAAGGATGTTGCAAGGATCTGGGGATCAGTCTGTAGATCTATATAGAAATATATTAGGAAGAGACCCAGAAAGCCCTGAAGCTATGCAAGCGGCAAGAGGTTTAAGTAGACTAGATTTTTTTCAGAGAGCTTTGCCAGAGTTAAGGCAAACAAGTCCTGTATTTAGTACTTTTCAACAAGTGCTAGGAAGGGATCCTGGATTAGCTGGATTAGATTATTACAGAAATGTTAGACCAGATCTTATGCAAGACCCAAGAGCTTTTAGACAAGCCGCAATACAAAGCGGTGAGTTCGGAAATAGGCTAAGAGATTTATACAGGCAGAACATGGGGTATGATCCTTCTGCACAAGCTTATCAAGGCTTAATGCAATCTGGTACATTTTTAAATCCATATGAGTTTAGAGGATCGATAGCTAGACAGAATATAGCAATGAGACCTAGATACTCAGATTACGGATATAATCCGTATGCTCAAAACTTTATGAACCAGTACCAACCTCAGCCAATGATGAATCAAAACTTTCAAACCATGCAAGCTCCTCAATCTTTTTCTGGAATTGGAGGAAAAGGAGGACAGCCAATGCAACAACCAGCACCGATGGGAGGTGGCAAAGGAGGCAGGCCGAGTGGTACAATAGGAATGGGAGCCGCACCAGCGGCAATAGGTGGAAAAAGATAAAGGAGGATTAAATGTCTGTTAAGAAAAAAACGACTAAGAAAAAAGCGGGGGCAAAACCCACCAACCCAGCTTTATACGCTAGAGTCAAAGCTGAAGCAAAAAGAAAATTCAAGGTTTTTCCATCAGCTTATGCTTCAGGGTACATAGTGCGTCAGTATAAGAAAAGAGGCGGAGGCTATAAATGATAAACAAAAATGAACAGAAGTTAGAAAAAGATGAACAGGAGCTAGATTGGACATTGCCCAAACCTTTGCCTCCAGTACCAAAAGAAGCTGTAGATAGGTCACAAAATCCTAAATATTTGTATGTAGAAAATAGTGATATTTGTAGAAAGGTTTTTGACTAATGTCTCTTAAAGAATGGTTTGGTAAAGGTAAAAAAGGTGACTGGGTTGATATAGGTGCGCCTAAAAAAAAAGGAAAATACCAAGCCTGTGGACGCAAATCAACGAAGACCAGCAAACGTGGTTATCCGAAATGCGTCCCAAGAGCAAAAGCAAAAACAATGACATCTTCACAAATAAAATCAGCAGTTCAGAGAAAAAGAGCGGCTGGGAATCCGGGAGGTAAGCCAACAAATGTTAAAACCATCCTCAAAACCAAGAATACCAAGAAAAAAAGGACAACCCGCAAGGTCTAAAAAACACTCCGATTTATATACGGATGAAAACCCAAAGGGTACAATAAAAGGATTAAAGTTTGCGACAAAAGAAGATGCAGTAAGAAGTGTAACTAAGATTAGAGGTAGCGGTAGGTCTAAAGCTCACAAGATACAAGCCGCTATAGCAATGGAACAAAGAGCCAGAGTCATGGGTAAAAGAGATGCCGCTGGTGTGTACAGAAAATATATAAATAGCGTTAAAAAGAAATGACTACAACAGGTACCACAAGTTTTACACCAAATGTAAATGAGATAATAGAAGAAGCCTTTGAAAGATGCGGGGTGGAGGCTAGAACTGGTTATCATTTTAGAACAGCTAGAAGATCGCTTAATCTACTAACAATTGAGTGGGCAAATCGTGGTGTAAATTTGTGGACAATAGAGGAGGGTTCTGTATCCCTTTCTCCTGGAACAATCACATATGATTTACCATCTGACACCATAGATTTATTAGAACATGTCATTAGAACTGGCACAGGGACAAATCAACAAGATTTAAGTGTAACCAGAATTAGCGTATCTACTTATGCAACAATACCAAATAAAAATGCAACTGGAAGACCAGTGCAAGTTTACATAGACAGAAGATCTGGGGCAACAACCCCTTCAGGATCTATTCCTCCGCAAATTAATTTATATCCAGCACCTGATTCTGCTGAAGATTATACGTTTGTATACTGGAGATTAAAAAGAATTGATGACTATGTAAAAAAATATGAAGAAGATTTCGGTAGAAAACCAAGTGCAAGCAACATAAGAAATAATCTAAATGAACAACGAAGAACGATTGAAGTGTATGAAAAAGAATATGGTAAATTAGATAAAATAAAAGCAGCAGATAAAATTACCAAAGTTCAAAGAGACGTTGTTGAAATATTAAAAGATCCAAAAATAATTCAGAAATTAAACGCTGGTAAATTTCCAACTATAACG